CGGTGATTTCTTTTTTACGGAAGATCGCCTCCCACTTTTTACCCCACTCATCTACAGAGATACCTCTTCTGAGTTTATCACCTTTACCAGCCCCACTAACTCTCTTTTCCTTTTTAATTTTTGTTTCATTCTTTTTCTTTGACATTAGATAACTTCATCTATTAACCTATATTTTAAACAAGTGTTAGCATCCCATAGTAAATCATGTTTCAATATTTCATCTAACTTTTTCATTGGAACTTTTGTATATTCTTTATATACATTTTTAATCGTTTCCATCATTAAATCTAAATTCTTTTTCTCATCTTCTATTTCAGAATATTTTCCCCATAATGATGAAGATAATTGATGAATCAACATATAAGAATTTCTACTCATAAATCGTTTCTCTCCTACTACAGAAATAAATGTAGCTGCACTCGCACTAAATCCATCTACATAAGTTTCAACAGGAACTTTACATCTTAATATCGTATCCATAGATGAAATACCCGCAGTAATTGAACCACCACCTGAATTTATTAATATTTTTAATGTAGGTGGGTCTATATCTAAATTATTTGCTAATGTCAAACTTTTGGATTCTAACTCACCTATCTTTTTATTGAGTTCTACTGCACTTTCTCTGTTTACATTGGCATAATAATAAATCTTGTTCTCGTGAACTGATATAAATTTCTCTGGTTTATTACCATCTGTTTGTGTACCTTTTTTAGCAGGTGGTTTCTTTTCACCCCAATATTTTTCGTCCATTATTTTATGACTCCTAATAATTCTATTATCATAGCCATAGCATTGATTTCTTTATCAACTACCTGACTATCACTTAATTCATACTTCGCTATCACCAAAATACATTCAGCAATATGTCCTTTACCATATCCATCCACTTCATCATATAGTAATCTAAATAAGTCTGCATAATCCTTGACTTGACTATCTGCCATCAACTGACGAATGTTCCCAAATGCACTTTTTCTATCTTGTGTCTTTAATATTTCTAATAACTTTAACTTATAATCATTCTCTACAATACTCTGTTTATCTATTGTCAATTCACCTTCTACTGATTGTCGTTGTGCAGAATTGATAACTCGTCTTATATCTGGATATGCACTGTTTATTAAAAGTGCTATATCAGATAGTTCATGTCCTACTTCTTCATTTTCCAATATCTTTGATAAGTGAACTGCCACTTCCTTTTTGGATGGTGGTGTAGTTTGGAATGTCTGACACCGAGATTGTATCGGATCAATTATTCTCTCTACGAAATTACAGGTTAAAACAAACCTACAATGTTTACTAAATGTTTCCATTAAGTTTCTTAGTGCGGCCTGTGCATTTGGTGTAATGTAATCACACTCATCAAGTATGATAACCTTGTAATCTTTAAACCCCAATGTAGATGCAAACATCTTCACCTTGTTCCGTACCGTATCCACATTGTTTTCATCACTTGCATTAATATAGATATAATCACACTCTATGTGATTTACGAGTATCTTTGCAAGTGTAGTTTTACCTGTACCTGCCTTTCCATATAAGAGTAGATGTGGTATATCTCCACTTTCGAGATAAAGAGATACCTTACTCTTTAAGTGTTCATTTCCCAAATACGTATCTAACGAAATGGGCCTATATTTTTCTACCCATAGGGTATGTTCATTTTGCATTTTTTAATTCCTGTAAATAACTATTAAATTCTTCTTCGAAATCTTTTGCTGACATTTTATTTTCTGAAAAACCACCTTTTAGATGAGTTAGAAATGGCTCATCCTTATAGTAATATGTATGTAAAGTTCTGCTCCATTCTTCCCCTTCTTTTGTTGGAGATTCTGTTTCCCAATTTGGATTGTCATAATAAGGGTCCAAATGAAGATACTTTAAATCATGATAAAGACAATATATAGTTGCCCCATGATTCGTATCACCGTAGTACCAGTCTATATTATAATTATCAAAGAATTTTCTCTTACACATGAAAAAATACGCATCTGCGAATCCAATCTTTTTAGTTTTTACATATCCACCATTTTCTGGACTCATTGTGACTGGCTGTTGTGAATATTCTTTTATATATTTATCCAAAAATTCTTTATTTAACAAATAAGTTGAAATCCATATCTTCTTATTATCAACTGAAATATATTCAAGTTCTTCTTCTTCCATTTGTTTAATCATTTCATCTATACAATCTTGATGATAAAAAGTATCATTATGTTGTAATACCACATACTCGCCCTTTGCTTCTTGTGTTCCCAAATGAAATGCCATAGATACCCACATAGTCAAACAACCAAGATTATCTAAACTTGCCTGTATATCTCTGTGATTCATATATTCAGGAATCTTTTCAAGTTCCTCTACTGGTAATGCTTGCCATCCTTTGATTACTCTAACATTCGGTAAATCTACTTCGGGCCAAGTATGACTATTATCTACTAACAAAATTTCCTTTTCACATTTAAGTGAATTTATATTTTTAATTGTTTTAATAGTAGAATATACTATATTTGCAGCATTATTTTCTTCCCACAAATCTTCTTTTTCGTTTAAGTTTAAAAACTTTTCCTTTTCTATCGTAGAAAAGGGTATGATAAAACTAATCATAATATATCTCCAATTTATTATTCTTAAATAATTTTAAAACAGGCTCATCATCCCACCAAGGTCCCCTAAGTGGTCTTTTATAGGTAAAAACCTTTGATAATTTATTTTTAACAATTAACTCTGCACAATCCCAACAAGGAAATAGTGTAGTTATAATTATATTATTATCTACTGGTAAATTATATTTTTTCGCTCTTTCTATTACCATATATTCAGCATGTGACATTAAATTATATTTACTCGGTGATTCATTAAATTGTTTTATCAAGTTTTCATCTTCAATATCAGAAAACCTATTGTACCCAACAGACAATATATCAAAATTCTTCCTATTTAAAATAACTGCACCAACCTTTGTTTTTTCATCATGAGAAAAAATATCTGCTATATTTCGTGCCAATTCAAAGTATTTTTTCATCTTCTAATAACCCGAATATTCTTGAAACTCATTCAAAAAATCTTTCATATTTCTTTCCTTATTATTTTCATAATACTTTATAATCTTTCTTAAATCTACCATTCTTGCATAATTTGCATCTAAATTTACCCACCTATTTATCATATCTGAATCATTATCATACCAATTAGTAAAACTCGGTCTATAACAACAATTTAATTTTCCATATCTTCTAAATTTAATAGGATATTCTGGTTTATTTTTCGTTATAGTAATCCATAATCCTGTTCTTTCAACCGACCTCAATATTTCTTCATTTCGTGGATAATCTGATATCCATTGTGGTATTCTCATATAAAAAGTATCAAGAAAAAACTGATGATCATCATAAGCAAAATCAAACATATCTACCATTAATTCTTCAAGTTCTTTTAAGGTAGCATATTGTCCATCTCGTTTTGTTATTAATAAATCTATATCCTTAGTTTTTTCTGGCCAAGATATAAAACCACCAAATAAATAATAATTAAATTTATCAAAATATTTATGTTCTTTTATTTCCATCAACCAATTAACAAAGAAATCTATGTTTGGAATATTTGGATATATTTCTTTAGCCCGTAACCAACTTACTTTCTTAACCACTCCCTTTAATTTATCTAAATAACCACCTTCTCTAGCAGATTTAACATCATCATATAACTTTTTAAAACTTTTATTATCTACTTTAAATCCTAATTTTTTATATTTATCAATTCTTTTCATTGTCCCTATTGGTCCAGGATTATCCTTTGATTCATATACTAACTTTTTACATTTTATATCATCAAAAAATCTTTTATGAAAAACAAACTTCTCATCTTTAAAAGAAAAATAACTTTTAATTATAGTAAAATCAAAATTATCAATAAACTTATCTACAGATTGTAATCGATTCATTAACTGAACTTCATTAGAATTGCATTTATAACTTTTAAAATTTCCATCTTCCATAGTCCAATTATAATTAAAATGAAAATTATTATTAAAATATTTATCAACTCTTTTATAATTTTCTTCCATTTCAATATAAAAATCTAAATCTGTATCTAATGGTATATTCATAAATAATCGTAAAATTGAACTACCAACTAAAAATACATCATTCTCTTTTAATATATCTCTATCAATATTATTCTTTTCTAATACATAATACAATTTATATT